CACATATCTTACAGATATGTGCGAAATAGGCTAACAAATACATATAGCACAAATCTAGTTTTTAGCACAAATCTAACAAAACCAAGAAAAAATTTAATATAAGTCTTTCATTTAGTTTGTCAAATTCTTCAAAACCTTTCTAGCTTTCTCCTTAGCCGCCATCTTTCTGTTAAATTCCTGGTGAGCTTCAATACTTTCCTCATCTAGTCTCCATACTTTTCTGTTATAACTCATAATCATACACTCATCGTATGGCTTCTTCACTTGTGCTGTTTTCAACCATATACACATTGATGTTATTCCATACCACTTATACACTTTACATTTCTCCTGGAACACTAGACGCCACCCTGCTTTTTCCATTTTCTCCAGTCTCCTAGGGGTTATAGCGTGGTCGGGTAGTAATAGACTAATACAATTTAGTATTCCATAATGTTCAGTAAGGTTTTCCAGAATCTTGTCCGTCAAGGAGTACGGAGGATTACTGACGCAAGCTGTTGCGAGCCTATTACCATACCATACGGTTTGCTTGAAGAAGTCCTTGCCCTCCAATATTTCTGCCCATAATTTATGACCACCTGGAAAGTTATTGTAATAATTACCACTATTTCTAAACGGGTCATACCAGTTGATTGTGCCCCTTGAGTAAGTTTTCTTCAAACATTTATTAATTATCTCCTGGGTTTTTGATATTTGTAATATAGCAAGCTCCTTAGGTGTAATAAATACATCTTTGGCTACTTTACGGTTTTTGATTTGGTGACTGATTGTAGAACTCATTCTTGACTATAATATGCTGAGAATATATTTTCATAAAACTAATTCAATTTTCAGATAGAATGGAGAGAAATTGTCCTGACTAGTTGCCTGCTTGCTTTTTTAATCTTGACTTATATAAATGGAATATCATAAATGTCGTATGTGCGATAACAAGTATGAAATGGACAAAGGTAATAGAGCTGCTGCTGCTAGGGATATAGAAACTTATTCCAAGTATTTAGGATTCTGTCATATGGATTGCTGGAATAAACTTGCCCCAAAATGGAAAGATGAAGAAATAGTACATGCATACATATACGGAAATATACGAAATAAAAACAGTGTAAAAATTCACCAAAGAAAGCTACAAGACAAAGAGCTTAAAGAAAAATCTAATATCTGAAAATTGAAATTGATTTATTAGTCAGGAATGTTTGTAATTACGATGTCTTCTACTACTACTCAACGAGCATATCCAAAAGTCAAATTTCTTGCCCTAGATAAACCCAGGGAATTAAATGGGCGGCAACACGGGTGTAAAACAGGATTGTGGGGGCTTAAACAGCCTACTGGAGAACCACTAGATAAGCCTACTATTCAAATTCCTGAATTCTGTTGTCTTACAGGACATCTCTTCAGAATGACTTCAGTTCGCAAGCCTAATAAAATTACTTTAAAATGGGTCAAGGAACTAGCCAAATTACTGAGTCTTCCTTGTATTAGACAATTAAAGAATGGGGAAGATATTAAATTAATTTTGGATTATAATTGGGAACTACTCCGCGATGCGGTATTTAAACCTAATAAAGAGCATATAATGATGGTCAATGGGTGGGACAGGTTAAAATGGAATAGATTCATTACAGATGGTTATGTGTTTATAAATATGGAATACAATAAATTTGAAAAGAAACAATGGAGAGATACATACGAAGAAAATAACCTTGATTTTAATAGCTATCCAAGTTTAACCAACTTTTGGAATCATAATCACAATAATTTGGAATATTAAATAACCAGGCAAGCTTTTAATAAATTTTTCTCTCCATCATCATGAATAATTTCTGAAAATTGAAGTTATTTGATTCTGACATAATGTTATTAATCAAATAGTCAAGACAACAAACAAAAAACAAAAACAAAAAACAAACACAATATGCCTCGTAACAATACTCCAGGTTCTCGTCCTATGGGTAAATGGAGCAAACAACCCAAAGCCAAGCAACAGAGTTGTTCTATCAACGCCATCTTACCAGGTGTTAAATACTATGGGTGGTTCTTCAACGGCACATCACTATCTTTTACCCCTATGATGAGTTGGGAAGAGCTCAAGCCTTGGGCTGTTGAGAATATTATGAATATCATAAAAGAAGGAAATACAAGAAAAGAGGTTGAAGCCGAATTGTATAAACAAAGTGAGATGTGGGAGAAAGAAGTCACCAAGTTGGCTAAGCGTCACGGACACGGGTGCTACACTAAAAAAGTAAAGAAAAAGATGGAACAGAAATACGGTGAAACATTTGAAACACTGTGGATATTAAATATTGCGAGCTTGCTAGTATTAGGAAGGATTAAAAATGATAATAATTTTGGATATATTGAATTTGGACATAATTAAATAACCAGGCAAGCTTTTAATAAATTTTTTTCTCTCCATTTCATAACTTCTGAAAATTGAAAGGATTTAATTCTGACATATAGTTTATTATCCCTATGTCAAGCAAATCAAAGATGTCCAAATCACTCCAATTCCGCCAAAAACTCGCACCTGCTATTATGAGTTGCATAAATATACAATCTTTTCCAGATGCTAAGCCAGAGCAAGGTATTACTGTTACTGCTGTCTGGGCTCCAAACCAGAAGGGCAAGAACGCTCACCTTAAACCAATGGGTATAATTACTTATAAATGGATTAATAAAAATGGTATAGCTGTAGAGATGACACAAGAGCAGTTTAATAGCTATAACGAAAGCAAAGAAGGTATGGAAGCATTCAAGTACAGTATTCGCGATATTGACAGCAAAATGAAAGAAAAAGGTATTAAGATATGGAATATACACTTGCTCACCCCTATTGGTTTGACTGAACCATTAATAGAATGTAATAACCAAGGCGGTAAGTTATATTGTAAATCGTTATAGGAATTATAAATAACCAGGCAAGCTTTTAATAAATTTTTCTCTCCATTTTTTAAAATTGAAAACTATATAGAGGAATAAATCTAATAGTATTATAGAGATTATGGACGCACTTATCTTGACTATTGCAGAACACCGAAAACTCAAGCCTGCGAGTATTAACACTTACAGAGCAAACCTTATAGCTATGGATTATTTCAATCATACTCCTGCTGAACATATAGATAATATTAAAAATTGTGGGTTTAGTGATAGCACTAAAAGAGCAAGATACACTGCTCTTCTTGTAGCACTAAATCCAAAAAATATTCAATGGGCTGCTAGCAAATATCCAAAAGACGCTGATGATTTCCCTGATGAGCTCAACGAGCACAAGGCGGAGATACTAGCAGCCAGGCAAGACTTGTGGGATATGGGAAATAAATATAAAAAAAACGCGAAAATCAAGAATGAAAAAGAAAAAGAAAAATGGATAACCTGGAAACAGGTATTGAAAAATAGAAATAAATTGCGAAATAAAATGATTAAACAATATGGTTGGAAAATGTCTGATAGCCCCAAAAAATGGTTTGAAGGTATGAAAGAGAGAAATGGTAAAATTTTACCAGGAGAACAAAGAGATTTAGAAAAGTGGGTTCTTGCTAATCTATACACCTATTTACCTCCTAGGAGAAACGATTATAATAATTTGAGATGGTGCACAGAAAAGAATTTGTCCAAGACAGACCCTTGTATAATAGTGAAAAGTCATAAGAGAGGATATTTGCCCAAGCCAAAACAGATATATTTCCCAGCTGTTGCATGTAAATCAGACCAAGGAGATTGCTATATTGATATCCCCAAAAAATTACAAAAAGTACTATCCTGGTATTTATATACTCAGGTCTATGAAAGAAACAACCCTCAAACCTCCGAGTTCTCTATCTCGTACAAGATGTGGGATAGAACCAAGAATAATTTCGGTAGGATTTTGAAAGATGCTTTAGGAGTCGGTAGTCAAATGTTACGCAAGATTTATCTTACTAGCCAATATGCGGAAACAGCTAAAAAGCAGGAGAAAGATGCTAAGCTTATGAACCATTCATTGACAACTCAAAAAACGAGTTATATTAAGATGTCTTGAACAAGAGATATTATTATATTGTTATCTATTATAATAATGCCGAAAAAAGGTCAGCAAAGCAAAACGCGTCCTGGTGATAAGGACTATACAACCAAACGAGGAGACAAAGATTTTCATAGAAAAGGTCACGATGTTAAAAGAAAGAGAAGACCATATACCAAGAAAGGTGAAGCTGAAGGTTCAGCTCGTGTAGGAACAAAGCGAACTGGTGTAAGCAAAGGTAGAAGAGTTACCAGGGCTACTGGAACTAAAAAAGGAACTGCTACATTAGGTGGTAAGAAAATTACATTTAACAAAGGTGGATTACATAGAAGTATGGGCGTTCCTATGTCTTATAAATTTAAAAGACCTGATTTAGTGAGATGGTCAAAAGTAAAAACAGGAGATAGTTTTGATTTTAGAGGTAAGAAAAAAAAAATGACTGAGAGACTGAAAAAGCAGGTAGTTCTAGGAATGAACTTGATGAAAAGGTCATAGCTGTTGGTCACAATTTTACTCACTGTTGGGGAGAGGCGACGACCCACTCCTCCAGAGAAAAATTCTTAGAAATTTTTTTTTTTCAAGTCGCCGCCAAAAAAAGTACGCTGGCTATCCTAAAATGAGTAATCTACCACTTTAGGTAGCAACTCACTAATTAAATTACTCATTTTTGATACCTGGATTACTCATTTTTACTCACTTTTACTCACTTTTTATATATATTATTTTCTTAAACAATATAGAAAAATAATATATTATTTATTTAGAAATGAGTAATCATTCAAATGTTGAGAGTAAAATCACTGAAAAGAAAGAGAAAAAGAAGAAATATAATAAAACTGCGAGAGCAAAGAAGAAAATTAATAAAAAAATCATCAAAAAAAAGCTACCTGCTGGTTTAAAATGGTTAAACGACCATAATATTGCCTGGTTCCCTTTGAAATTAACTATTGATGGGAAAAGAAAATATCCAAGCAGACAAACTGCGGGAAATGGAAGACCTCCTAATGAGGGTTGGAAAAAAAGACAATCAAAAACTGGAAAATGGGGATATTGGGGATTATCTACAGATTTTGAAGATTTACCCAAGGCTCAAATAAAATTAAGACAAAAAGCTTGGAATACACCAGGATTCAATCATATTGCTATAGATACTAGAAGTATTTCACAAATTGATTATGATAGTCCTGTATTTGATGATAGATTACAAGTATTAAAAGATAATACTCCTTATTTTAAATCTGTGACAAAACCTTATGGATTACATGCATTCGTTACATTAGGAGATATTGAAAAAGATAAATATGCTGAACAAGGTGTTGGATATTATATTGATGATAAAATCAGTTATGAAGCTGAAGCAGGTAGGAAAATTGATGTATTATGCAAAGGGTGGTCTTACGCACCAAGAAACTTGACAATTATTAATGCTGATAACGATATACAACGCATAGATAAACCTGATGAATGGTTTGTACATAAAAAAACGGTTGATGACAAAAGCACAAAGAAACACCTGGAAGACAAGTTAAACAAGACTTTCAGAAATTACACAAATAACCTTTCACAAACACACAAGATGACAGAAGGAGAAGTTACCAAATGGTGTGATTACGCAAATATAGTCAGTGATGAAGAATGGAAAGGATATTCAACCTGGATAAAGTTGTTATGGAGTGCTAAAAACTGCGGAATGGGATTTAATGATTTTCTAACAATAACCAGGGATAAACCTGGATTTGAAGGAGAAGAAGATGTAAAAATAAAATGGGATAGTAGCAAAACCAGGGAAAACAATCCTGAAGGACATTTTTTAATGTGGAATTATTTATTTGAAAGGGCATATTATTCCAATCAAAATATGAAATTGGAATTAGATAGAAGATATGGTAATAAAGAATCATTTAATAGATTTGAATTCCATAATATAGCACAAAGATATCGTCAGCAAATAAAAAATATAGATGGTAATTCAGCATCTAGAGAAACAAAGATTGAACATGACATTGCGAATTTATATGAAGAGAAAGATATGGAAGATGATACTGAAGAAAGAAAAAAAATTATGGGACTTATAAGAGAAAAAAGACAACAATTAAAAAAAATTAAAAGAGGAGAATTTGATGAAGAACTCCTTAAAATATGTCAAGAATGCTATCAAGAATGTAGAGAATACTTTCAATTATTTCATTTTAAAATAAAATATCCCAAGGCTGCCTTTGTTATTATAGATAGGAATAACATTCATATATATGAAAGTGTCAATGATTTCAAAATGTTATATCAAAACTTATTAATTCCAGATTGTACTAGAAAAAATGGAGAGACTTTATTCTTTGATAAATGGATAAGAGATATATTTATTACAACATATAGTGAAGTTGATTTTGTTCCACCTCCTTGTGAAGCAAGACCAAGTATTTATAATTTATGGAAAGGATTAAGATGTGATAGAGAATTTAAAGAAGAGTTTGATAGTCAAAAGGTAATCAAAGGCAGTTATAAAAAATTTATAGACCATTTGGAAATGTTAGTTGGAGACCAAAGAAAAAGAGATATGGTTCATTGCCCTCACGGAGAATGGGTAACTGGTAAATATTCTCCTTTAGAATTTGCTCTTAGATTTATAGCCCAAATGATACAAGAACCTGGTAAATTACCAGGGGTTTGTTTATTATTCAGTAGTGAGCAAGGAACAGGAAAATCTATATTTTGGGAGATGTTTGGTAAGTATTTCCTTGGAGAAGAATATTTATTAAGTACAGCAAGAATTGATGATATTGTAGGAAGATTTACAGCTGTTAATCAAAAATTAATAGTCATAATGGACGAAGCTAATTCAGCTGATAGAGAATATGGTCAATGTAAATTAAAAAATACTATAACACAAGAAACAATACAATGGGAAGCAAAATCCAAGCAAACAATTCCAATTAAAAATCTTATGAGATTAATTATGCTTGTTAATCCATCAGGAGAAGACCCTATTAATATTGAATTAACAGATAGAAGATATGTAGTATTTAATTGTTCTAATGAAATTTTAAATAGAACATCTGAAGAGAAAGATAAATATTTTAATGACTTGGCTAATGCTTTTAAAGATAAAGAAGCAAGACGAGCATTTTATCATTATTTAATGAGTATAGATTTAACGGGCTTTCATGCACAAAATGATAGACCGATAACTCAAGCTTACATTAATATTAAAAGAACAAATGTTCCACAATATTATTACTTTTTACAAGGTTTATGTGAATATAATAGGGAATATCTAGACCAACCTGAAGATTGGAATGAAGAAGAAAAAGGGTCTTGGTGGGACGAATTAGAAAAAAGGAAGAAAGACCCCACAAGAGAATGTAATGCTGACCAAGAATATGAAGAAACAGAATTCTTTGAATTATATCAAAAATTTATGAAACAAAGAAATAATAAAATAAAAAGGAATCAAAATCAATTGATAGGAGCTATAAAAGCAGTAGCAAAAAGGTGGGCAATGTTTAATGCTATTAATCTAGAAAATGAGAATATATCATTAAAACCTATTAATATTAGGAGAGCTTTAGAAACGATGAAGGGAGTTATGTAATTATTTCTTTTTTGATTTAGGCTTTTCTTTCCAACCATCAAATACATTTTTAGGAGCAGTTTTAATTCTTTCTTTCTCTTTTTGAGTTTTAAAACGCTTAGCGTGGGCATCATATGAAATAGCACTTACTTTGACTTTAATTTTAGGTTTTTGAGTCGGGTCATAAAAATTTTGCATTATATATATAATACAATATTTTTTTTTTATAATGTTAATTTAAATGTCATTAATTGTGTTGAATTCAAAAGGACAAGACCCTGCGGAATTTGAAAACCACGGATTCCAAGTTAAATTAGACAAAGAAAGTGAGATTTGTCTTTGTGGTGTTAATCTAAATAGAGCTACTAGAACACCTTTACAATTAACTGTAAGAGGTGGTAGCAATAATGGTTGGGTTGTTGCTAATGGTAGTAATTTAGAATCTACTGCTGTTGGTGGAGCAAGTTATTTACCACATACACCAGCTAAATATTCATTAAAGGAAGGTGTATATCAAGTAGATTCTTTAGCTGAAGAAATGACTTTGGCGATGAGAGTTGGTAATTATCATTCCCAGGAATACAAGTTAGACCAGCCGATTTCTCCATGGCAGATGTATGACGGTGGAGCTGGAGCTGGAACTGGTGGATTAGAATGTACAACTACAGGTGCTGTTGGGTCAAGACAAATGAATTTTAAAGTTGCCGTCGGTAGTCTTACAAATGGAGAATATACCAGAGCAATTGATATTATTGGAGTTAATGGTGGAGGACAAACAGGTGATTCTGCTACTGGTGCTAATTATCCTACTGGAGCAGGATTCGCAGTAGGTGGAATTGATTTGGTCAAACAGAATGGTACTGACCCTCAATATTGTGATATTCTTCCAAGTGAAGCCTGTTTAAATTTTATAGATACTCGTCCTTTATGGAATACTGAAAATGGAGGAGATATTGATGCTAGAATTGGAGAACCAGGTGGTTGGAGTGATTCAGGTGCTATTGCTAGTGACGGCACAAACGATGGTTATTGGTGGTGTGCGAAAAATATTCCTGAAGGGTCAGCTCTTAAATATGCTGATACAGTAGTTGGTGGTTTAATTTGTTCCAAACATATTAATGGTGATAGAGTAGGTAATAATGTTAATCCTCAATATGAATCCAAATTTGGAAAAACTAATAATAATAGTGGAGCATATTTAACACCTAATCAAGCCCAAGGTGCTATTAATTGGAATGGTGGTGAAACCAGATTTGATATATATTGGATTATAAGTAGAAATTCAACAGAGGCAGGTATGATTATAGAATTCTTTTATCAAGATTTAGAAACCATTAAAACCAATCCTCGTCCTTGTAATAATCCAGGTAGAGATACTAAATGGGGACAATTGACAATTCCATCAGCACCAGGTGGAGGAGCAGCTAATCCTCCTTGGTTTGAGATTGGTATGAGACCTCTTCGTAATTCAGCTGGTGATGCTTATATTATTCAAGGTGTTGCTCGTTATAGAGACCAACCAGGAGGTATTCAAATTGGTAATGTAGCATTATCAACTGATGGAGGTATGCCTGGTTTTTGTACTATTACATCAGGTAAAAATTTAGATTTATATAGAGATTTGCCTTTATTCCAAGGTATTGCCTGGGATAATAAACCTGTAGCTCAAGCAATATGGGAAGGACAAGGCGGAATGTCATTAAGAAGTATTCACCACGATGCGGTATTAACTTCAGTAAATGGAGCACCCCCTTTAGCAAGTATTGTCCAACCAGCAGTAGCAGCACAAGCTAATAATATGTTGGAAGTATGTGCAGTATTTGATAGAATACCTGAAAATTGGCTAAGAAATCCTACAGGTGGTGGAGCATATACAGTGCACGGATATCGTCACGATATAGCAAAAAATGCTGAACAATATGCTAATATATCAAGTGCTATAGGTGGTATTCAAGGTAAAGTATATGTCATGAAAGCAGCAACAACTAGTACAGATGGATTTGTCTTAGATAATGTGGAGAGATATTGGGAGAGTGCTGAAACTGTAGCAGTTATTACATTACCAAATATACCTATTAATGGTGAATTAGGAGCAGGTTCAACAGTATGGGGAGGAAGTAATAGAGCAAGAGTTTTAGGAGTAGTAGGTATGTGTTCAGATGAAGAATACGCCTTTGGTTTAGGAAGAGATGTATATAAAGAGCCTAGTATGGAAAATTGGATTGAAATTGGGAATATGGCTCAAGAATCATTAAATCAAATAAAAGTAAAAATATGTGACGAGACAGGTAGAAAATTAATAGGATTATTTCCTGATTCAACAATATGGTTAAAAGTTAGAAATTCCAAAGGAAAAAGATTAAGAACTTGATTTCATTTAAACAAATATAATTATTTGTATAAAAAATAATATTTGTTAGTTTATATAAATGAGTAACGGAGGAAAAACATTTGACAAAGATTTTAATCCAATGCCTGATTTTACATTGAAAGTAGATGAAGACTTGGAGAATTGTGCCTTGGACAATACAGAACCAAATGAAGAAGAAATAGAAGAATTAATAGTTGATGATATTCCAAAGAGAGAAGTAGATGATATATTTCTCTCCAAAAGGAAAAGAAAAGAAAAGAATGAAAAGATATTATCAGCGGGAGTCTCTCAGGATAAAGAGAATCCTGGGATTAAACAGATTATAGAAGAAATTCCAAAACCTAAAAAGATGCATGGTGAAAGAGGTAAAGATAGAAAACCAAGGAAAAAAAGAGTAATGACTGATAAACAAAGGGAAGCTTTGGCAAAGGGACGAGAGAGAAGCTTGGCTATAAGAAGAGCTAAAGCTGCGGAGAAAAAGAAGAACGCTGAAGACGCCAAGAAAGAAAGGAGTAGAGCTCGACAAGAAGCATATGCCCAAAAAAAGGCTAATAAAAAACTTGTTCAGGACGATTTAATTGAACGAAATACACCGATTTCAAAGCCTATCCCAATAAAAAGTAAGGAAAGCACGAAAACTCACACCAATGCTTTCAATGATTTTGACCAATTTTGCGGATTTATGGATAGATATGAAGATTATAAAAGGAAAAAACATAGTACAAATAGACAACCTCACCCCAATAAAAAAATTAATTATCAAGATAGACCTCGTGCTCCTATAAGAAGAGAACCTAGAACTATTCAACGACAAAGACACCCAACACCAGGAGGTAGAAGAATCAAGAAAGAACCATTACCAACAGATTTCTCTCCATATGCGTTATTAAAAAGTGGTAGAACAAGTGTTTTTCAAGGAGGTATGGGCGGCAATAAATTTCAAAGGTGGTAATTAATTAAAATGTATTACAAATTTACCATCATCATCAATATCGTGGGGTTTTTTTGGAGGATTACGCCAATCATATATTAATTTCCCACGCTTTTTTAATGTATGTTTTCTAGGATTTCCATTCTCTTTCTTATTACATTGCTTGACTATTGTTTGAGGCAAATCAGGTTTTAATTTAAAATAATAATCAAAATATTCATCTGTTTGAGACATTGTTGTCATTTTATAAAAGACATCTTTTCTATAATTCAAGGTACTAGATACTTCATAATCATAACCAATGTTTTGAGGTTTTACCGCAGTTTTTGCTTTGTCTTTATAATAATAAAATCTTACCCAAGATTCAGGTTCTTTATGTTTATGAGAGTATTTAGTGATTATACCAGGAGGACAATACACCTTTAAATTTTTTAAAATTTCTAAATCGTTAGTATTCATATTTAACTTGATGGAGAGAAAATAAATTAGGATAATATCTGCAATTATTTTCAAAATCATATATATATAAATGGAAGATGATAAAAAAATACCCGTGGAAGATAAAAACAAGTCAGGTGCTGATTTAACCATTCTCCCAGTCAAGCCCGCTGAAACCGAATTTAAAAAAAGAAGACCATTACATTATAATATTCCTGACCCTTACAAAGGTCAGCTTTTAGTCATAGCAGCTCCAATCAGGTCAGGAAAGGGAGTATTATGGAACAATTTTTTATTAAATCCAAATTTTTATGCTGAATTATTCCAAGAAGTTCATATTATAAGTCCAACGGTATTCAATGATGCTACAGCAAGATTTGCTGCTGAAAGATGGAAGCATACTTGTCACGCGGAATATAGAGATGAGATTATACATAATTTAGTCAAACAACAAAATGATAGAAAAAAAGAAGCCTTGGAAAAAGGGACAGATAGTGGTTTTTGTTTGATAGGAGATGATTTAGTAGGGGTATTAAATAATCATCAAACAGCAAGGAAAGGAGGGGCTTTCATATCCTTTGCGACGCGATTTAGACATGCAGTAAATAAAGGAGACCCTTGTATGATAATTTACTCAGGACAAAAATATAATAATACAAGTAGTATTTTAAGAAGTAATATGACAGGATTATTATTATCAGGAAATATGAAATCACAGAAAGAGATTGAAAGTATTAAAGATGATATAGGAGATACCTTTGGAGGGCACGCTGCAATAGACCATTATATTGAAAGAGCAAGAGAAAAACCATTTTCCTGGTTATACTTTAGGCTTGATTCAACTCCACCAGAGGTTTATTTAGATTTTACAGAAAGATTATTTTAATTTTTTTATATTAATCAAATATAAATGAATAACGCTTTAACAAGACAGAATGATTTAAGAGGTTTTGCGTCCTCTATTCAAGACGAAGCTGACCATTATGCGGCGGGACTAGCGGCTAAAAAGAATTCTTATTTAAATAATGTAGCATCAACAGCAAGAGATTGGGGAGATAAACTTGATGTAGCCAAGCAACATTTAGAAAATGCTGATACATTATTAAGAACTGGATTAGAAGGTGAAGGAGCTGTTGGGGGTGCCTGGGTAGCAGCAAAAAAATTAAAATCAGCATGGACTAAAAAATTCGGGAGTGCTAGACAAGGTATGAACTCTAGAACCAACTCTAGACCAGGAGAAGAAGGTAATGGTGGTGGTGAAGGAGAAGGTGAAGGTGGAGCAGGAGAAACAGTTGAACCAGAGCCTGAAATGGGTTCTGGAGGAGGAGGAGAAATATCTGAACCACAATTCCAAGAATTACCAAATGAAGCAGATGAAAGAAGTGCTATGGGAGGAGAAGATAGAAATGCTAACCTTGGAAGAGAAGGAGATAGTGGAGGAGGAGGAGAAAGTGGAGCAGTAGAAGAAGGAGGAACAGAAATGGACGAAATGTATGAAGTGTCTCGTAGTACAGGAAGAGCAGGAGCACGAACAGGTGTAGAAACAGAAGGTGCAGATGATTATGCTGAAAGAGGATTAACAAATGATTTGACTGATGTAAATCCTCAGCAACAATTTGAAAGACGACGAATGGTAATGGAAGATAGAGATGCTGAAGGCAGACCAGGACAACCTAAAAACCAAGGAGACCAAGAAGGTCAAAAAGAAGATGCTCCTGAAACAGAAAGCAAAGAAGATGATGCCTTTGATGAAGGAGAAGGTGGAGGAGAATCTACAACAGGTGATGCTGTAGGTTCAGAAGGTAGTGGTGAAATAACAACTGGTGGTAATCAGGCAGGAACAGGAATGGGAGAAGCAGTAGATGAAAGTGAAACAGCTTTAACCAGGACAGCCGAAGGAGGGGCAGAAGATTTAGCAGAAATGGGAGCAGTAGATACAGGTTTAGATGAAGCAGCAGCAGCAACTAGTTGGATTCCATTTATAGGAGAAATACTTGGTGGAGCAGCAGCAATAGCATCTCTAGGAACAGCAATAGCAGGAGGTGTAGAAGCAATAGAAGCAGGAAATAAAGAAGACCAAGTTCAAAAGCAAGGCGTAGCAGCAGTAGCAGCAGTAAGACAACAAGCACAAACAGCACAAAATGTTGCGGGTGGATATGTAGCACCTACTGTCACAAGTGAAGCTATTTAAATATTATTTTAAAAATGAAATAATATTTTTTTATATTTAGTTAATTTAAAATGAGCGTACCAACGGTAGCTAAAAGTATTTTAACCGACAGAAACCAGGTTTATCAAGCCCAAGATGTTATTGAAATTTTTATACCACCTGAAGATGTGCCTTTGCTTAACCCTTTAGAAACATATTTAAAATTTATAGTTAGAATGTCATCTACTGATGCTAGTAATCCTTTTCCTATTTATGCCCAACCTGATGCAGCAGCAGGTGCCCACAGTTTGATATCTCAAATCCAGGTGATGGACGGTCAGAATATGCAAATGCTTGAGCAACTTGATACCTGGAATAATTGGACTAGTAAATATTTTCATTTTAATAAGAGTCCAGGGCTAAAAAATCTTAGAACTTTAATGGAAGGTGTAAGCACCCCTGAAGGTCAAGCTTTAACTAGTCAATATTGGGAAGGTAATTCAGTAGTAGGAGGTAGATACAAAAATGTTGAGGTATGCTTGCCTTTTCATATGAGTGGTATTTTAGGGTCAAACAAGGTATTCCCTGTTGTTCTCACCGCAGGACTCAGGTTACGCATTTTTCTTGGAAATATTGCTCAGAGCATTAAAGCATACAACGCCAATGGATTTGCGAAAGCAGTAACACCCACGGCGGCAGATATGGGATGGCAGCCAAGCCACAAGTTTTCCTTTGAACAACCAGGTGCATCTTTACCTTTTGCCCTTGGAGCAGCTTTAGCAGCAGGAGCAGAGACAGAAATTAAATTTAAAATAGCAGCAACAGCAGCAGTGGCTGGTCCTCCAGCACTCCCTGCTTTAAATGCTTGCCCTATAGATGGTTCTAATTTTCCATTCTGTGTAGGTCAGGAATTACAATATTTTAATGATGCTAATGCGGTTGAAACAGCAGGAACTATTTCAGCAATTGCGGTAGCTGGTGGTTTGGTTACTTGTACTATCCAAGGTGGTTTTACAGGAACTGTAGCAGCAATAGGCAGACCAGTATGGGCATTAGACCCTACTAATGTTCCTATTAAATTTGAGGTAAGTCAGGTAGAATGTGTTTGTAGTGTAGTCCAAGCACCACCAGCAACTATTGATGCTATGAGACAGAAAGTAGCAAGTGGTTCAGTGTCATTAGATTATGATACCTTTAATTTATATAGAAATAATATTAACGCAAGAGTTCCTCAGCCACAGATTCTATTACCTACAACAGAACATAGAGCTCTTAGTTTATATCAATTCCCTCAGTCATCAACCACGCAATTATGGGATAAATCATTTGAACCAGTCAAAGATGGTATGTTAAATTATCAATATAATATTGCTAATAGATTAACACCAAATAGAAAGGTCTTGGTTGATAGAACAGCACAGATAGGTAATATTTATAATTGGGACGCAGTTCATCTTACAGAATTAGAAAAATCTCTTGGAAGAGGTAAAATCTCTCCCCGATTCTTATGTTTGAATAGTGAGCAATTTGGTGTTGGTAGAGAATTAGCCAAGGAAGGTCATAGTTTTAATGCGAATGACCAGGAGATTAGATTACAAATGGTTTATAGTAGTGCTACTGGTGACAATACTCAAGAGAAACTATTACATAGTTATTTATATCATACAAGGACTTTAGTCATTTCCCCTGGAAGTGTAGCTGTTGTATATTAATACCGTTAATAACTTGCTTAAGAGCCGTTATTAGCCTGTATTTAATATATAATATTTGATTTTTGTAAATGTTAAATAAAATATTTACAAAATTACCTGATGAATTAATAGAACAAATAATAAATTATGCTATAGAGCCAACTTTATCATGCAGAGCAATCAAAGAGGAAACATTTAGAGAAATAAAAGATATAGAATTATTCTCATTAAAACCTATATGTGGTACGATAAAAATTACAGACCTTCCTGTGGAGAACGATGCAGCGACTTTAGACGATATGTATTGGCTTGGTTTTTATGCCGCCCTAGAGAGCCTGGATATAGAAGAGGAGGAGGAGATTACAATTGGGACTAATTACACATATACAGACCAGGCAAGTTTTTAAAAATAGAGAAATCTCTCCAAAAAAAATATTAGAAAAGTACATAATGTCAGCGAAACAACCGATTCAATCTTTAAAACGCTTTGAAATAGCACCTATGAACCAGTCCTCAGGTTCAGCAACCTTTTCTTACAAGGACGGGAATCCTTTGATTCAGTTTGAAATAGGTGCTGAAGACTTGTATTTAATGTCACATACACTCCGTGTTAATTTTCAATTGGATATTACCAATGGAGCAGGTGTCCAACCTAATAATAATAACCAAGACGCAGGTGCTACACCTTTCTCTTCAGTCTTAACTGATAATAAGGTAGGAGTAGCATCTTGTATAGAGAACATAACTGTCACAAATTTACAAAATAATGTACTTGAATATTGTAGGTCATACCCCAGGCTCCTAGCATCATTAATACCAGGAGGAGCAGGGTTTGGAGATTATGCTGGTTATTTAACTCAGCAGTTTGCGGCATCATCTAATGTCCAGGTTCAAGGTCGTATGTGTAATAGAAAAATGGAGGTAAGTATGCCTCTTATGTGTGGTATATTCCTTAACGGAGAAAACATTCCATTATCTTTCCAGGCAGGTACAGGAGGCTTGCGTATTAGTATAATGCTTAGTCCAAGTATTCAAGCCCTTTATGGTCTTGATGCTCCAACTGTAGCAGCAACTAGAAATAGTTATTATACATTATCCAAGATATCATTAACTGGTCAATATGGTGTCCCATCTGGAGGAAGACTTCCTGCTATTAAACAGTTAGGATTTAGTGCTTATCAGAATTTCTATAGTGTATTAACTACAAATGATAATACTCAACAGATTAGTCCAAGTTTAGCAGCTGTAGTGTCACAATTTAGTAATTTCGTTCCAACCAAGAATATTTCTAATTGGTCAGCTAATGGATATGCTACTACTCCACTATTAAATGAAGCAACTGGTACGGGTGACCCTGTTAATGTAGCACCAGCAGATGGTATTAGTTTTATTAGAGCAGGTGTTCAATATCCTCTTAAATTCAAAATTGACTCAAGGCAAATGGTGCAGTTTGACCCTGCCGCAGCAGCAGGTAACTTTTATGCTACTAGTGGATTTGATGCTCAAAGACAATTTTATTACCAGACAGCATTACGACCAATTCGTAAAACTAGTCAATGTTTAGCAGGTGAAAATAGTGAAGGTTTATCTATAGCTAATGGTGATTTGAATCATAATACAACTACAGGGACTGATGTCCAAGGTAGTGCTGCTGGAGTGTCAGCAGGATTCCAGAATTGTTATGGTGTTGGTTGTCGTTATGATGCCCTTGGAAATGGTTCAACAGCCAATTTCAAAAATCAAAGCTTCAGTCTTCGTCTTCAATCTAAATTGAATGGTGTAAGTGCTATGTCAGCATATACTTATTTCCTTCATAGAGGTGTTATTAATTATGATGGAAATGGTATAGTAAGTATTTCTACTTAATTTTTATACAAATTTAAAAAAGAATTATAATATTTTTCTATTTAGTAATATTATAATGTCACGCCCGTCACTTATGCGACACATTGGACTCTCCTCAGGAGAAGCTCAGAATATGCGAGTTGAAACAGAAATTCTAGAACCAAGAGCATTTTCTCAAAATGTTAATGGTGGTCAGGTCTCATTTGACCTGCCTAAAAAAGGTTTGCTTGACCAGGACGCACATTTAAATTTACAAATGTATTCAGCTACAGCTGGAGCAGCAGGAGTAAATGGATTACCACTTATGGCTGGTATTCTTGGTTGTGTCCAAACAGCCTCTTTATATTATAACAATATTCTACTTCAGCAAACCCAGGAAGTAGCTGCCCTCATGCAATTGAAATCAACCTTTGTTGAACAAGATATTCGTGACCAGAGTTATCAAAATAAAATTGGAGCATTCTCAGGTCTTATGGTTGATACCGATTCTGGTGGTACAGCTGGTACAAGTGTTGGTAGATATTCTTTGAATGCTAGTAATTCAGGTAAAGGTATTGTAGGATTAAAAATTGATGGAGCTGCTCCTGAATGTATTGAGAAAGAAGGAGCATTTAAAATCCATAATACTACCACTGCTGCAAATCCCCTAGCAACTAACGCAGCAGGAATTTTTTCAGTCCCGCTGAAGTGGATTTTTCCACTATTTTCCCAAATCCAGATTCCGTTGGCTCTCCTTGAAGGAACAGTAAGAGTTGTTTTTGATTTCAGTCCTGACCTTAACGGAAATCGTGCTATTGCCTATTCTAATGCTGCTTCTCCTCCAGTGATACAGAATTGGGTTCAGGATAATACTATTGTAGAATCAACTTGTAAATTAAGTATTGATTTAGTGTATTTTGATGATGAACCAGGCAAACCAAGTCCTATGGAAGCATTAGCTGCTCAAGTCATGAAAGGTATTCAGCTTGTTTATACTGATTACACCTTTGTTGAGTCTCAAATTCCTGCTGCAGCGGGAGCACCAGCAGCACCAGAAAATGTAGATGCTAGTGTTCTATGTGGTCTTGACCATCAGGTAGTAAGAAATCTTTTAGTAGCAATTCCTAGAGCTCCAGATTATACAGAAGTGAATCAGACTGGACCATCCAATGCCTTACTTGGAAATTATGAATCTAATGCTTCTCAAGGACAAACAACAATGCAAGTTGTAATTAATAATCAAAATGTATATCCTAATGCTATTAATATGGACGCTAAAATCTTTAATGAAGTTAGTCAGGTATTTAATACACCACAGAAAGCAATCAAAGGATTAACTTCCAATGTGGGTTGTGTAGCAGGTGCTGCTCTAGCCTTTGAAACTCAACAGATGTCATTCCCTAGTAATAAATATATGAATGGTCTTGGTGAAAATAATCTCCAAGGAAGTTGTCAATATTTGGGTTGTAATCTCTCCAGAACCCACGCAAATGTTTTAGGTGCTGGTACAAGTATAGGTAAATCTCCAGTAGAATTGCGTCTTACAACACAACATACTCAGGAGAATTATGGAGCGAAGAGAATTCTAATTTGGGCAGAAGCAGAGAGAATGATGGTTATCAAAGGAGGACAGATTATGGTCTCTGGTTCGTAATTTCATATACTTATTTTTAAATATATGAAAACTTATAAATAGTAATTTGAATGGTTAGAAGTTGAAGAACAAAGCAGCTCGCAGAGAATGGGGGATAAAATCTCACATTATATATAATTCAAGAAAAAAATAAATACTAAATAGCTTATATTTAGAATAAAATAATATGAAAGTATAGTAAATGGAGAATAATAATCCAGGAACACAACAAGAGCAACCTCAAATCATATCACCGAATGTTATTCCACCATCAACGGGTCAAATAGAATCTAAACCAGGGACTCAAACATTTTTAATAGAAGCGAGTAGAGCAGATAGTTTGATAGATGGTGGAGATAATACTCCTGGTGCTAAATGGACAAGTGGTTGTAATTTTAATTTGCGACGAGGAGATAGAATTTCAGTAGAAATGTGTGCTTTTAATGCTGAAAATGCTGGAGAAGGAGCACCAGTGATAGAATTAACAGGGGAAAGGGCTTTAGGAAAGGGAGGAAAGGCGAAGAGTTGGACGGATAATAAAGTCTTGATGGAAATTTGTTTTTATATGAATAATAATAATACTTATACGGTTGGATTACCATTAAAACACCCTAATGGTAAAACGGCAGACGCAGCAACAGAATGGAATTATATAAATATACCTGGAATTGATGGATTAGCAGGAACAAGTGCATTAAGTTTAACCAATCCTGTACAAAACTTTGAAGATAATGTCAATACAAATTTATTTACTCCTATATTTGAAACTGCAACTACCGATAATCAAAATGCCCACGCTACAATGAATGGAATAGGCTTTATTACGCCTTGGAGATTTGGAGCAGGAACAGGAGCAAATCCATATATCATTAAATGGACTCCTGGTGATGTATTCAGTTATACAGTAGCTGCTTGGAATATAGCAGCTGATTATACAGACCCGCCGAATTATGTAGATTTTTTACCTGCGGGTGTAGCTACACCAGTAGTAGGTGTAGTATTTAAAAACACTGGAACATTTTCGCCTGCTTATGGTTATCCTTGTACTTATAGAGAGGGATATGTTCAAGGTCGTTCCTTAAATGTAAGTACAGCAGCAGCGGGTAATTATCAATTTGCTGGATTAAATGGAATGAAATTTTGTCAAGTAGATAATGGAGGAGGCACTCCTTATGTTCCACCATTACAGATTTTACCTAATAATAATAAAATAGTAGATGGTTTTGAAGAAGCGGTAGTTAATATTAGAGAAGCCTTGATTCAAGGAGTAATAACAACGGCGAATCATATAGAAATACAATTTGCTGTTACACAACAAGTAATTCCAGAAAATGATTGTTCTGGAAATGAATGTTTTGGAGCATTTTATGGAGCAACCAGGCAAGATTTTCAGAGTGAGCAAGATATTCCTTCATGGCAACAAGAGGTAGGAATGGCTAACTTGAGTAATATATGGACAACGAGTACGGCAGATATAGGATATCGTGATGGCGGAGGAATATTCCAAATATATAATGCTCATAATATAGGAGATACAACAGGTTATGGAGCACCAAATAATTATTTTCCTGGTGCGGTAGGAGCAGCAGCATATCAGCGTATGTATAATTTTGCTGGAGAGATAAATGATGGTTCAGCTAATCTTGTTCCATCTTTGTTTTATGGAGCAGAAGGATATAGAACAACTAATATTATCAAGGAGAATAATAATAAACCTTATATTTTAACTAGAAATGATTTTATGGGTATGGGTAGAATAAAAAGGAATGGAACAGGGCAATGTCCAAGATTAAAACCACAAACAGCTTTTATTTTATTAGATGCTGATGAATTATTTACGGATTTACAAACATTGGCGAATCGTATTAATGATATATTACACGAGAAATTACCAGTAATGGGATTAGAGAATGATAATTATAATGAATATATTTTAAATCAAGATGATAATCCAGATGATGGAATATATCAAAAAGGGTCTAGTGTCATTCCATATGTCACAACACAAGGATATTATGACCAAACCAAATATGATACTCCTGGATTCTTTTACGACCCAAGGTTTGATACATCGTGGGATAATATTCCAAAGCTTTCTATAGGTGGTACAGTAAAATGTCAGCCTGCTAATTTTCAAACAGGTGAAGATAAACCAAGAATTTATGTAGGTAAAACAATAACAAAAAGAACAGGTTATTTAGGTACTGAACCAGGAAAACTTCCATTAGAGGAAGTTCAAGAATGGAATGAAGGATATAGAAATGAACAAGCGAACACTTATCTATCATCAATCAAAGAACCAGCATCAAATCCACAAAGACATTGTAATACTTTATATGGTAATATGTTGGTAGAAGATATGGCTAAGATGATGATAGGTGATAATTTATTTAGATTACCATTAGGTCAAATGAATAGACCAGAAGGTGCTATAGATTATAGTTCTAATATAGTAGGTGCTACGGACATTTTAGCAATAGCAGAAATGGGACAACCTATGATGTTAAACACCAAATTACAATATATAGATGTAAATGTGGATAATGGTAATCATACATTAAAATCAACTAAATTACCAAGAGGAAGTTTAATATATACAAATATAGATTGGTTAGGTAGTGGTAA